TACGAAGTTACAAGAGAAAATCATTAGCCGCATCCGAGAGCAGGATCTTGAGGTGTATATTATTGATGATATTGAAAAAGGTAAGAATATATTTGTCAAATAAGATTTACAAATAGTCAAGAGTACGGTATAATGTGCTCAACATCAACAATTTTGAAGATGTTAATAAAAGGATAAAATGATGAAAAAATATCAAATAGTAAGTTACGACAAAAAGCCAACAGGCATCTTAGGTCACATTTGCTGGACTGAACCAGCAGAGACTTTAAAAGAAGCGAAAGTCATCGCTAAGAAATACATCAAGCAAGGAAACATCCGCGTTAGTATTCGCCAAGACAATGAAGGGGAATACCAAGAAGTTTTAAGATATGCTGACCAGGGCTAATCTTCACGATTACCAAAACAAAGCACTTGCGTTCATTAAAGACAATCGTAAGTGCGCTTTGTTTCTGGATATGGGATTAGGCAAATCAGTTACGACTTTAACTGCCGCATCAGATATGTTAGAAGATTTCGCAATTGAGAATGTTCTGGTTATTGCACCACTCAGAGTTTCGAATACAGTTTGGAAACAAGAAGCAACCAAATGGTCACATCTCAAACACTTAACTATTTCAATTGCTACTGGTTCAGAGAAGAATCGAATCGAAGCACTTGATTCTGATTCAGACATACATGTTATCAATCGGGAGAACATTCCTTGGCTTGTACGTACACGAAAATGGAAATGGGACATGGTTATTGTTGATGAGTCATCCTCGTTCAAATCTCAGAAGAGTCAAAGGTTCAAAGCATTGAAAAAAGTAACTAAATATTTCAAGAGCGTTGTTCTATTAACTGGAACGCCTAGTCCAAATAGCATCACTGATCTTTGGTCTCAGATGTATCTGATTGATAACGGTAGAAGACTTGGCCGCACAATTAGTAACTTTAGATCTAGATTTCTACACCCATCAGGTTACATGGGTTACAACTGGGAACCAAACAAAGGAGCAGATAAAGAAATCCAGAAGTTAGTCAAGGACGTATGTATTACTATGTCATCCAAGGACTATCTAGAACTACCCGAAAGAATTGACCTTACTGAATATATTGATTTTCCTGAAAAGGTTAAGGAACAGTACAAAGAACTTGAGAAAGAATTCTTGATCACTTTGGAGAAAGGCGACATTGAGGCATTAAGTGCGGCGACGTTAGCAAACAAGTTACTGCAGATGTGCAATGGTGCAGTCTATGATGCAGAAGGTGCAACGCACATCATACATGATTTAAAGATTAAAGCAATCAAAGATATCATCGAAGATAACCCAAATGAGACGTTTTTGATCGCGTATAACTATAAATCTGATCGCGTACGCCTCTCTAAAGCTTTTCCGCAAGGTGTTAGTCTATCTAAATCGGGCGTAGAGGTACAGTTATGGAACGAAGGAAAGATAAAACTGCTATTTGCTCATCCTGCTAGTGCAGGTCATGGGCTTAACCTGCAGCAAGGCGGTTCATCTATCATCTGGTTCGGTTTAAATTGGTCATTGGAATTGTATCAACAATTCAATGCTAGATTACATCGACAAGGTCAAGAGAAACCAGTTAAGATTATGCACATCGTTGCTAAAGACGGTATGGACGAAAAGGTCATGAAGGCTCTTGCTTCAAAAGCAAAAAACCAAAACGAACTATTAGAATATTTAAAACAATAAGGGGAGAGACAATATGAGAGAAACATTAATCGATTATCAAATAGGTGAAGACTACGATAATCAGCGAGATTACAATAGGGAAGATGCACTGGAAGAATTGTATAGAGTAATTACTAAAAAGACTATGCAAGTAGAACATCTAGTTCCTAAAGACCTGGAAGGGGAAAAGGTTTATAATAAGAACAAGCGAGTCGCCAAAGCGATTGACTGGGTTTTAAATCAGGGACAGAATTTTGTTTATACTGCTGAGATCTTGGGTAAGTATGGTAATTATGATGAGGAATTTACTTATAACTTTATTACTTATGCAAAAGACCATTTGTCAGATGCTTTAGGTTATTATAAGGAAAAATAATTATGAAAAATACGATCGAAGAAGAAATCCAAAGATTGAAAGATAGAATCATTAAGCTTCAAGACATGGAAGGTAAGACAGGATTAGAGATAAGAGGCATGCAAAAAATGACAAGAGAACATGTCAGTAAAATTATAGGCTTGGAGGCGCAAAAAAGATGCAAGACGTATTAAGAGTTAAACATACCCATACACAATGTCAAACTGTAGTTTCGGGGTTAAAAGAATTGATCAAACGAATCGATATGATTGAAGATGAATACACAAGGCATCATACTTGTGAAGCCGCTATAGATTTGTGTAATAAATTATTAAGAGAGCCAGAAAAATAAGAGTGCCCGTTAGGGAGTATACGAGGAGAGTATGAGGGAACCTAACAGGCGCTCTTATTATACCTTAGTTACAATTACAATCGCATACTAAAGGCTGAACAGCTTGCGGTTGTGCCATTCCATTCATCATCTGTATTGGCATCTGAGTCCAATCTGCAAAGAAAGCCATTGAAGCAGTAGTTAATGTTACACCTATTGCAAAATACATTAAAGCACATTTATTCATTTTTTCATCCTATGGTGAACATATCTATAGACCGGGTTTTCGTCGGTACCAAAGTTAACCACCATAGCCTTTGAGCTCTTGATAGTTCGTGACCTTTTGGATATATTGGTTAAACCTTTCAAGAATGTATGCCGTCTTTTCAGGACCAAGTTGTGCCCCGGCTTTCTCAACGATCATCGCTCTAGTACGATCAACCATATCTTGTGTAATCTTATCAGGGTCGCTATATGCTCTCATGTGCTCACCTATAGACTGATGAGCTAACTTATTCACAGGATTAAAACCCATGAATCCACCATCGAACTCTTTATCGATAACCCCATGGAAGAATTGATTGACACCTTGCAGACCTACGTTTGCTGCATTGCGACTGGTCTCGTAGTCAGTCTCTTCTGGTGCTGTCTCAGTTTCTTCTACAACTGCAGGCTCTGCCGGCTCAATCTCCATAAGCCCTTTTGGCTCTGTCGCTTCAACGGTTATGTCTTCAAAGATACTTTTATCTTCTTCAGCTATAAATTCCTCGAACAGGGATAAAGAAGGTGTTTCAAGCAGGCCCGAGTTTTCCTCTACCGCATTGTTGTTCCAGTTATACTTTGCGTTGTGAAAGAGTAACCCGCTTTCGGGGTCGAGCCATGATTCTTTGTCTGTCTGACCGTCAGCGTCGAATAAACCCATACTAGTCTAAGCCTAAGAGGTTAGCTAATATCGCAATAGCAAAGATCAATCCGACCCACCATCTTTTGTCTACCTCTGAAACAAAATTCATAAAGTTGTCTAATTTACTGTTCATCTTCTTTCCTCCTGTATTTCTGTTTAGCTTCATTATAACCCCACTTTCTAGTCACATAAGGGGTAAACACGTTTGTTATCAAAAGAAACGCTATAAGTCCGTATAGGCTGTATAACAAGGCTGAATCTATAACGTGTGCTACTGCTTGTTCCTTTGTCTTGATTTCTTGGATGCTTTTCTCTTTTGGTAGGATTTCGTCCACTCCTACACTAACAAGTAAGTTAGCTACACCTGCTACAGGTCCTGCTACGGCATAAGTGACTGCTGTAGTAGTACCTGTCTTAATTAAGTTATTAGGTTTCAATGAGTTACAACCTGATGACCACATAAGAGCAGCAATCAAAGATATTAATAATAATATTCTGATGAAGAAGCTCATCACTTTAACCACTTCTCTATCTTGGTCATAAAGAAATTACAAAAATATTTGATCTTATTAAGTATTGTTACTTTTAAGAATCTTCCATTTCGTCCTCTAATGATTTTACCTGTTCTCATCTTGTCTCCTTATGCGCACATTAAATAGGGATACAATATCCAACAATCGCCTATACATAATGGCACGTTGATCATTTCTTACCCTCTACCTTATCAAATAACTTACCTATCAGATGTTTGATCTCTGCAATATCTTCTTTAATATCTGATTTTAGTGACCTTTGATCTTCTCTATATTCTTGCTTTAATAAATAGTCCTTTGGCATATTCGATTGGCAATGATTCATAGAGTTTTCTAAGTCTTTAACGTCCGTTACTATAGACTTGAGAACAGCAATGATAACGGTAGTACCTAATCCTATGACGGTTAATATAATGTCTGCTAAATCCATTCATAATTCCTTATTTACTAATCTCATTAATCTTGTCGCTCCAAGTTCCATCATACTGAACCATAAACAGTTCAAGTGACTTACTAGTAGACTCACTAGGATAATTCTTAGAAGCATATTGCATTACCTTATCAAACCCTTCCCAACAGAGTTCAGATAGGGTCTGCCATCTTTTGTTCTTCGTCACAACACACCTCTGAAAACAACCAACCAAAACTTAGAACTATCCTAGGCTTAATTCCAATTACCTTAGTGCTAGAATGTGGATGTATATCCGCTTCATAAGGAACTAACCTCCTCTCTTCTACATCTAAAGGCTTTCCGTTGTAAATAGGAACTCCACCTGCATCGGGTAGGTTTATAAATAGGTTGAACCTATAATGTCTTAAAGCAGGGTACTCTAAAGGCTTATCTGTATGTTCATGAACAGAGCCACCTTCATCGTGCCACGATAGAAGACTTCCTAAGTCGCCATCATATTTTAAAGTAGTGTCCAACTTGTAAACTTTTAATATCTTTTGTATTACTTTATCAACCAAAGTGTTTTCAGGTAACTCTTTTAAACGCTTAAAAAACCTTTTTGGGGAGGCGGGGTTAGGCTCTAAAAGATTTCTTACCTCGTAAGCCCAATCAACTAGTGATTTTTGTTCATCGGGGTTTATAAATTCGGCTATAGCGTTCATATAACGCCTTCTGCCATCTTTTGTTCTTCGTCAGTTCTTTCATAAATATCAAAGAGTAAATGTATTCTATCGGTGTCACCATTATTTACAACCGAGTGCAATTGCTTGTTATTAACTTCATAACAAACACCAACTTTCATGTTTCTTTCTTCCCCCTTTATAGTCATAACCGCCTCTTTATTTGTGACTAAAGGAATATGCAATCTGTGGGAAAGAGTAAAAGATTGAGCAGAATCTGTATGTTCAGGGATTTGTTTACCGGGTCTTACATTGGCTATCATGCACTTGTTCAAAAAAGGATTGTTAAACAAAGGATAGATTTGATTTAAAACGGGATTAATCACATTTTTCCATTCATACCATTCTTCAAAGGTCTTTGTATTATTATGATTATGGTCTGTTAATTTTAATAGAATAGTAACAACTTCCTGAGCTACTTCAAACCTTTGCTGTCTTAGTTGGTTTCTATTCCATTGTTCTTCTGTAGCAGATAAAACTTTATCCAATAAAGACGATATGTTTACCTCTTTATTTATTGTTTTAAAACTGCCATCAAAATACATCTATTTCACCAATAACTCAGCAGGGTAAAGCTTGCCAACTTCTATCTCACCTTCAACATAATCAGGGCACATATCAGGGTCAAATACATCTTCTACCCTTCTTCCATCTCTAATAGCGTGGATACATGTGCCTATTGATTCGTCTGATAAACATTCAAACCCATGCTCTAATTCTTTCTTGATAATTATCTGAGTAGGGGCTTCATAAACTGTATCAGTTCCTTCGATAGTTATTTTAATCTTTCCCACACTAAGTAAATGAACATGGTCAAAATAATGTTGATGTCCCTCGTACTTATCACCTTTTTTTAAATGAATTAAACGTGTCCATACATTACTGCATAGAGCTATTTCACTCTTCATCGTCTGTAGGTTCGGGCAACGATACCCATTCTTGGGTTAATTCAGACCAAGCATATCTTAACCCATCATCCAAGTTTGGATTAGGCTTAGGGGCTTCAAATAGACAAGTATCTTCATTTAAGCTCCAAGATGGAAATTCGCAATCTGTGTCACGAAAACAAGAAAGTGCTTCATCATAAATCATACCTATACCTGCGTAATTCTTACGTTGGTTACCATTATAAGAAGTTTGCTTCCATTTGGCGTGACCTGTTGCGTCAGAAAAAAAGTCAATACCTAATTGTTCAACTTCATTGCCATCCGAATCCTGAATATCCTCGTTATTCATAACAAGTACTTCTAATACGGTATTATTTTCGTCTAATTTTGCAAAATGTGCCATACTAACCTCCTATTGGAATTGATAACGGATAATTACTATCCCTGAACCGCCGCTGCTTGTGCCGCCATATCTACCGCCACCGCCGCCACCTGTATTACCTGCTCCTGAACCGTTAGTATTAGCGCCGCCGCACGAACCGTAACCTTGGTAATTTTGAGAACCGCCGCCACCTCTACATACGGATGAACCGGAAATTGTAGAAGTCCTACCCGTTCCTCCGTTTTTTTGCCATGTGCTAGTAGGTGAACCGCCTGCTCCGCCACCTGAACCTGACCTACTAGAAGACTGATAGCCGGGACTACCGTTGTATCCACAGCCTATTGCTGAACCTGCTGAACGTGTGGAAGCATAGTAATTTCCCCAACCGCCGCCACCGCCTGAGCCGCCCTGCGAGCCGCTTTGATTACTACCTCCGCCTTTACCTCCGCCGATAGTAGATACTCCTAAAGCGGAAGAGCTAGAACCATTACTAGCGCTACCGCCACCGCCTACAGTGATACTATATGACTGTTGTGACAGGGATACAGCACTGTAGTTAGAACAAGAGCCACCTGATAAGTCAGAGGCGTAAGATGTTTTATAACCACCTGCACCACCACCACCTGAACTACTAGGGACGCCACCACCACCGGCAATAATTAAGTAATCTGCTGTACTAGAGCCTGCTGCATTACCTGCAACAGTAACTGTGAACGTTCCTGAACCTGTAAACGTATGAATCTTATAGTTACCACTTGTGGTAACCGTACCACCTGTAGCAGCTACAAATAGGGCATTTGAAGTTCCGTGGAAATCATTAAACTTAAGCGGACCTGATGCAGGGACGGTGTCTTTACCGTAATACTCAGACATGCTAATAGGGTGAGAGCCCCCAAATTCATCTTGTATATCTTGTAGGCTAATCGCGCCCGAAGTCTGAATCATAATTTACTCCTTATTAAATAGGTGTTCCGTAGGCTGTAATATTACCTTTAGCAATAATATTTCCTGAAGAATCACAACTCATTACATTAACACCATTTACATAGAAACGTATTCTATCTGTTGCTATCTCAATATAATCATTAGTATCTCTACCAACATGGGTAATACCATCTCTTAAATCAGGCTCGATTGAGAATGTAGTGCCCGATATATCAAGACCTGTACCTGCTGAGTAAGTAGTATCAGACTGTGCATTGAATTGTGTTTGAATATTAGATGTAACGCCATCTGTATAATTTAATTCAGTGGTAGAAGCTGTAACACCATCTAAGATGTTTAATTCAGCAGGTGTTGATGTTACAATAACACCATCGATTTCTAAATCTGTTAAGTCCGGTGAGATCTGAGCCCCGCCATCTAGTAAGTTATCAATAGTATCAAGATTTGTATTAATCTTAGTACCCCATGTATCTGCTGACGCACCTACTTCAGGTTTAGTCAGACTATACGTTGTTGTAGTTGTATCTGCCATAGTTTATATCCTATATTAAAAAGTGCCTTTCCACACTCGTAGTTTATCAAAATCGCCGCTTAACATCATTCTTTTAACAACGTCTTTGCGTGCTTCAACGTCACTCCATTTAACACCTAGTTTATTACAAACTTCCTTTATTAGGTGTATAGGAAGACTTCCGACGAGTTTATTCTCGCCTTGAATACCTAAACCTTCTCTACGGATCTGTTCCACCCGATCGAGATAGTATTGATTATCGTAAGTATTCTCAACAATGATTTTTTGGTTAGCTTCATCAAAATGGACTTTTTCGCCTATCTTCATTTGTATACCTTTTTTAAAACTTTTCTTCTATTATATCACTATAAAAAATCATTGTTGAGAATAATAAAAACCCCCACATGTTCACAAAAAATGGGGGTTTAAATCAACTTCTACTAAACAGTAGTACAGTCCATAACTGCGCCTGATGCTGCCTCATTCTTAGAGATAAGCGTAAGCTCAGTAACGACCTGACGTTTCGTTGAATCACCAGTCTTAGCTAATTCTGCATTCTTGGTAGGACGTAATACTCCAACGGCCCACATATCAGATTGCATAATGAATACGTCACGACCACGGTTTTCACGAGTAGGAGTAAACTCTATCGTTCCCCAAGGTGTTACATAAACGTCGATGTTATTAGTAACTTTACCAGATTCACCCTTAACAGTTGAACGTTGGTTGTTGTTACCAGTAAAGCCTAACGCTTTATTCATCTGGAAGGCTGAAAGGTAAACAGCGTCTGGACGACCACCTGCTTCCCAAATTGCCTGCATTGCTGCGTCAAAGTCTGCTTGTGAAAACACAGTTGCAGTACCGTCTGTACGAGCGTTAGTACCATCACCAGCTGGATTTGCACCACCTGTACCTTTGTTAGTTACATTAGATGTAATGAATGCACCTACACCAGCTAACTCACGAGCTGCAGTACCTGAACCTGCTTCACGTTTGTTATTGTCAAACAAAGCTTTTTCAATGTCTAACTTTTGCTCTTTAGCAATCTTAAGTGTTTGGTATGCCATTTCCGCAGAACGGCCAGCTTTATCTAAGCCTTGGTCTGTGTCAGGAATGATTACCGCGTTCTTAAAGATCTGCGTGTAGTTACCCATACGAGTAGTTACTGAACGCGCCTCTGCAGAAGTCTCGTCACCTTCAATGTGTGCGTTAGTTGTTGATGAACGTAAGGCATCTGTTTGCCACTCATGATAAGTGTTAGATGCTGATGATTTTGTTAGCGATGAATAGAACGGTGTTTCTTCGGGTGAAATATCGTAGATTACGTTTTCCAAGTCCTCACGAATACCATTTATATCATAGCTATCAAGTGTATTTGATGGTTGTGCCATATATTGCTCCTATTTAAGCATTTAAAATTAATCCCAAAGCATCGTCGATACTTCCGGAATTTCTGAGTTTCGCCTGTTGGCGGTCACGAACTTTGCCAGGTTGTACTTTATTAGACTTTTTGGCGCCTGCTTTCATTACAGGTTTAGCTTTCTTAGTCTTTTTGACTGCTTTATTTTTTCCAGCGATGATCTCTTGATATTTCATAGCATCGTGTAAAACCTTAAGAGCCCTATGGTCCATAACTTGCCCAATTTCTTCGGGCGTATAACCATAATGCTTACCACCGATATTAACCATTTTAGTCTTGATCTCTTTCGCCTGAGACGGATTAGAGAATTCAGGAATAGCGCTTTGTAGTTGTTCCATCTCACGTTTTATATAAGCATGCTTTGCTAATTGTTCAGCTTTTGCATTTTGCTGAACGACTTGCTGATAGCCTACTATCTGTTTATCGTAAGATTCTTTTGCCTCGTCGTATTTCATCTTGTCATCCATATAACCCAAAGGATCATTTTCAAACATTTCTCTAGATGGTGCTACGGGAGGTGAACTTAATTCGCCTGATTGTAACTGGTGATACAGTTGTTGTACTTGCTGACGTTCACTAAGTAATGCTTCGTAGACTGACTCAGCTTCTTTACGCTGATGTGCTGCTTCTTGCATTCCTTTTTGGACATATTGCTGTCCGCTATAGCCTTGCTTTAGGTCATCTAAGGTTACTTGTACTTCCTGTCCATCAATCTTGACAGAATAGCCTTCAAGCTCTTCCTGACCGGCGTCTTCTATTGCTTCGTCGTCGTCCTCTTCTGTAACGTCAGAAGATCCTTCAATATCCAGATCTTCGTCTTCTTCTTCAGAATCCTCCAAGTCGATCGCTTCGGTCTCAGCAGATTCTTCTACCTCGTCGGTAATCTCCTCTGTTGTCTGAGCTTCTTCCTCTACAATCTCTTCTTCGGTTTCAATTGGAGCTAGTAAGCTCTCTACTGCATCATCTATTGTGATGCCATTAGTTTCAGTCGTTTCCACGGTGCTGTTCTCCTAATTATTATTTATTATTTCGACGATTCTTAATTACCTCATCATCCAAAATGGAATCCATGTAATCACTAATCTTCCCTATTGCACGAACAAGATCGTGTGCATCGTCTCTTTCTTCCGTCGAAGAATCTGGAGTCAAAAACACACTCACTTGCCGTTCTATGACTTCTGCTAAAACATCCTTAAATGTTTCATCATTAATCAATCTCTTTATATTAGCTGCACTAGCCATTAATATCTACCAGTAGTAACTGCCTGTGTCGGTTCAGTTTGGTCGTATCTTGGCTTATCCTGCATCCTTTTAATTTCTTCAACATCAATCTTTTGTCCCCATTGCCCCAATATTCTAGCTGCTTCAATAAGTAGGTCTTGATCCATTCTATCGCGTTCTCTGTCATCTTGTGCAATAGCTTTTTGAGCATCAATTTTTATTCTCATGCTATCTGTCTGCATTTTAGATTGTGCTCGGATTGTCTCTGCTTCGACTGTTGCTCTTGCTAATTCTTGTTCTGGAGATGTTTGTTGTGATTGTGCTTGTTGTGCTTGTTGTACTAGTTGTTGTTCTTGTTCTGGTGTCATAGGACTAAAGTATCTATCAACATTACGTACTCCTGCTAGTCCTAACATATCGCCTAAAGTATTTCGAATGCCTACCATTGTTACTAAACCATTGGTTGGACCGTAGTTTTGCCAGATCTGCATTTGCATTTGTAAGGCTTGTGATAAGGCCATGTGCTTTTGATCCTCTTGACCAGTACCTAAACCAACATTAACCGAAAGATCCATATCTGCGTTCCATGTGCGAGGATCCATAGAAACGTATTGTCCGTTTAAACGCATCATCATCTCTTCACAAGAGTTTTCTACTAATAGATGTAATATCAGTTTAAATAAGCGTTTCATGCCTCCTTCTGCAAGGTTTCGAGCGATTACCTCGATTTGTCCTGATCCTCGTTGAGCAGTAATCTGTGCTGCAGTTGCTGTTGTATTCTGTAAAGCATCAGGATCTAATCCCATAGAAGCTCTAGTGATACCAGTCTTATTCTCTACCTGCTCATCCATATATTGAACAGCGCCTAAAGTTTGGCCTGCAATAAATGGTACTGCATTAACCGTAATCGCACCAGGTGACTTAATACGTCGAATAGCACCAATCTCATTATTTAATACATCATCGATGTTCGCTTGTCCTTCAACTACGTCAATTGCAGGATTATTAGTTAATGCAATATTATCCAATAAGCCTCTTATCATTGCTGTAGAGGCGTCTTGATCATTCATAATCAAATCTGCAATAGAACGACCATAAAAGGTATGTGGTTCAGGATCAATCTCAAATACTGCAAAAGGAACGTCGCCCCATGGTTCATGATCTAATAATTCATAAGATGCTCCGCCTAATACAATCTTATGCATAACTGCCTCGCCTGTACCATAAACATCGATTTTCATATAGGCTTCTGATATAGCAACCAATCGCATAGAAGGATCAGTTATATCTTCGTTAGCATCTTCCGAGTAATTTGAACGCTCATATTTCTCTGCGTCAGTAAAAGTGTCTTCGTAGGATAAGCCTGAAAGTTTTGAGACTTGTTCAAAGTCATATCCCATTGAAACTAAATCTGAGACTCTCATTTCTGTACGATGAACTACAATATAAGCATCCTCGATGGTTTTTGCATTACGATCAACAAAGAATTCCTCGGGAGGTACGGATTCAATGGATAATTTGCCACTAGCTTGAACCCTACTTACTTTCAAAGAATAATAAGGCTTGTCTACAGATTCTCCTGTCTCATTTGTTACAGGATGTATCTCAATCTCTTGCTCAACAACGGTAATCTCTTTTTCACCTACCAGGACTGTCATTTCTTCTTCGGTCAAATGGGAATAATCAAAAATCTCTGATTCAGATGTATCTTCCCAATAAGCCTTAAGTACGCCTGTCTTTTTAACTAAAGCATCATGAATAGCTTCATTGATTAGTTTATAGCCACCTTCTCTTTGGAAGGCGTAATGAGCAAATTTAGTAGCTTGATCTGCCATTTCTACTTGTTGTTGATTAGCAGGGATATACTCTACTGGATTTTCGGAGGATAGGAATACACGCATCAAACTAGGTTTAATTGCTCTTACTGTATCTCTAACCTTTGTAGATACTATTTTAGATCTACCTTTTTCCTCACCAATATCTACTTCACCATCAAAATAACGCTGAGCTTTAATTCTTGACTCTGCAATTTCACTTTCTACGAAATCAACAGCATCTTTTATAGCATCGCTTACGATACTTTGTATATCGTCTTCGGTCATTTGTTTAAGTTCTTCTGGCATATCGTTTCCTTATTCTGTTCCAGGCATTGTACCGATTAATCCCTCTGCCGGGTTGTTTAAAGCTGCAGGTGATCCTGCGGTTACGGACATCAATGTAGGTATTCCCGGTAGAGGCGCTGCTGGTGCTTTGTTAGCAAATCCTGTTCCAATATCATCAATAAGCTGTCCTGCTTTTTTCTGTATGCCCTTTTTCAAACTACGATCTGCGGCATAACCTGCTGCTGATAGAGCTAATGCTGCAGGATTCTGGGTTGCCGCACCTGCGGTCAAAACGAAGATTAATCCGTTACCTGTAGGGGAAGCTTTAGATAATATACGCATCATTTTCTCAGTTGGGGGTCCTTTTAAGAAAGCCTCCATTGCAGCTGTTTCTACCTCATCGAAAAATTTCATCTTTTTAGGATTATTCAATATATTTTTAACAGATTGCTTATATAGATTAAATATGTTACCGCCTGAACCTGTAGCCGTTGCACTTCGTCTTGCTGCATTGAAAGCATCATCTAATTGTTTGGTCTTCATGTATTTCCCATGCAAGCTTCTAGCAAGCTTCATTGCTGCACCTTCAACAGGCTTGCTATGTATCACATTGTCGAGTTGGTCAATCATCTTACCGATAATAAGCTTTTCGTTCTCGTTTGCATTCGCTTGTCTTTTAAATAGATCTTTTCTTATATTGTCTAACTCTGTAAGTTTAAACACTTGTCTTTTATTTACATATTTTCTAAATGTTTTCTCAATCGTTTTTACTGTTTTATCAAGCGTAGGATTATAAGCGAGACCACTGGCAGCAGCAGTGTCACCCGCTCTCCAGATGGACTTAATGTCATCCACTCCAAAAATACCTCCCATCTTATCTACTTCCTCATAAGCTGCTTGTTTTGCTACTTTGAGATTTGCAACCGTTGGATTCTTTCTAAGAGACATTAAACTCTTAACTGTTTTTGATGCAGGCTTAAGTGTTCGGATTAGTCTATCCATTCCACCTGTCATAAATGCTGAGACCACGCCTGTTTCTAAACCTTTTGCCATCTTGTTATCTTGTGCTTCGTTTACGCCATAGATTGTTCCTTCTGTAAAGCCACGTAGCATTGCTTGCATAGTTGTTGGTAATGAACCTAAAAAACCAGGTAGCTTTACCGCTGCTGCTGGACTAGCCAATCCACCCATTAGCTCGGCCTTTAATGCGTCCGTAGGATATTGTTCTCTATATGAGTTTAATTGATCTCTTGCATATTTTTTATTCTTAGAATATAATTCAGACCAATCCTTATTTGGATCAGAAAGCTTTTGTTGCGTAGCCATTATAGCACCACTAACAACATCACCTAAACCTAAGGTCTGTGAATTCACAAAAGCAGTAGGCTCCGCCACATCCAGATCTGTTTCAGCTAACTCACCTGCAATATCAACTTCGGAAAGACCTTGATCTAAGCCTCGCTGACGCATCGATGCAACATCATCAGCATTTAAACCGAAAGTCTCTGCAAACTCCCAAGCATTCATATCATCTTTATAATGTTTGTTCCATAATCCAAAGCCTAGATCGGCATTAGAAAGGTCTTCATATTGAGGATTTTGTTCTCTGAATTCTTTTACATTCATTTTATATATTTCCTAATATTTATTGGGTCGTTTTCATCTTTGTCTCCCGGGACAGGTATACCATATTTCCTCATTTCTTCTGGCCCGTATTCTTTCAAGACAACAGCCATGTTTCTATCGTAAGTTTCTTTAACATTCTTTAATGTCGCAATGACTAATTCTGGGCTTTGTCTAAGATCTAAACTACCAAGAGTAGCTTGTAATGCTTCCAACTCCATAACAGCCACCTGGCCTAATGCACCGCCGGTAGGTGATTCCTCTCGCATTACTTGTAATCTATCAAAACCAATGTTAGCCTTAATCGAATCTACTGTTGCTTTTAAATTGACCGCAGGACTTCCTGCTGCTAAGAATCCGCCGTGTTCTCTAATGAATGCGCCTTTGACTCCTGTTGCCCATTCCTCCGTCTGCAGTATGCCGATCGCTTTACTAACTTCACTGCTGATAAGATTCGCTTTCTCTTGTTTACTACCGATGCTCAGTCTCTGCTTGGTTTCCGCTTTTTTCTTCTCCTCTGCTGTTTTACTTCCAGGGATGATTTCATATTTCATATTGCCATTCGCGTCTCTAACAAGTACTCGGTCACCTTTTACATTTTTATCAGTATCTAGCTTAGCAATCGAAACTGCTTCCGAGATTTTCATCTGATCTTGTACTACTAAATTATAAAGGTCTGGTCGCGTCTTTTTAAGATATGCGTAAGTAGAATTACCCTTAGCTGATTGTTTTTGTATGGATGCTAATTCCGAAGTTAACGATTTAGCAAGACCTTGATCTGGTTCTAATCTCATGGTGTTAAAGGCTAAAGCTAATTGAAGCATAGAAGCTCTGTCATTAAATAGATTCTTTAGAAATCCTTCTTTGTCATCGCCTTTTAAGCTTTTAGTCTTCTTTAAAAGACCTTGGATTTTACCATCCGCAGTTTTTATAAAATCACCTCCCGGTGCTATTGCATCGGTTAAGCTCATTTCACCAGATAAGACCTTAGCTCTTGTTGCTGCATCTAGCGTATTACCTACACCCGGGTCGGTCATGTTTTGCTCTTCAGAAAACTTACGGTCGGCTTGGAATTGTCTCTCAACATCTGTAAGTGGCTTTGCGCTCAAGGGTTGATTTGGATCCCAGTCTTCTATACTCCCAAAAGGTTTAGGCGATTGGATAAAATCAATATTGTCTAGTTCCTCATAGGGTCCTTGTCCGCCGATTAGGCCTTGTCCCATAGCTAATCCCTTAGTCTTATTCTCTGTAGAATTAGCGCCTAATAATCCTCCTAGGCTTTCAAGTATTTCGTCGAGTCTTGCCATTAATTTCTCCTAGTTGGGGTCTTCTACCCCGATTCCATCAATTGTTCCATAACTATAACCACCTGGTGCAAAGGTATAACTTCCTTCATCCCAAGGTGAATCTGAATCTGTCGTACCATCTTCTTGCCTGAATAAACCTTGTCCGGAAGGTTCACCGAACAATCCTCCAAACCATGTATCTGGTTGACCTGACAAATATTTAATTCCGTCACTCCAAAGGTTATCCTTACCTTCACCTGCCAAAGCTTTTGCTGTTTGTAGTCCTGTAAAAATCTTACCCACAGGAGTAAGTCCTACGAGAGCGGACATAATAGTTTCAGGGTTTAGATCAAAAAGACCTGCCGGGTCGGTAGAGCCCATAAGACCTTCGCTCCCTGCTGTAACCATAGGTTCAGTTACGTCTATCTCAGGTTCTACCGAGGTCATAGGTTCGATGGGATCAATGCTATGTTGTTCAGCTAACTTGTTAGCAGCCTCAAGTCGACTATAGCCAAGTTCTGACATTGACTTATAGTAATCACTAAACACGCCATCATGTTGAGCCATATTTACCTCAGTTGTGCATAATCAACAGCATAATAACCGTTGTCCATCTTCATAACTGCTTCAGGGAATAACTCTTTAACCTCTTGTGCAATTACGCCTATTGTATGATTCATATCAGCACCAAATTCTTTAGCGCCTTCTTTCCAATCCCACTTGTAAATATTTAAGCCGGATTTAAGCTTACCTAATTGTTTAATGTTTGTTTTAAGTCTTAGATCACTAGCAGAGAATATCTTAGATAAAGGGCCTGCTGCAGTAGCTGCAAGAGTTAGATAATCGAAGATACCTGGATCTCTACCTGTTGTTGTAGAGGTAGGAACAGGAGAAGCACCTAATGCTGCAGTTGGGTAACCTAAGCCCATGCCAGGATGTCCGGTATAACCTGCGAATCTCTGTTTAGCTGAATCCATCAATGCTTGCTGCATTGCCTGTTGTTGTGCACCTTGTTGTGCTAAATTGTTTGTCACTTGCTGTCCCATACCAAATCCTAAATTTGATATGTTTGCTAATTGACCTGCTGAGCCTAATCTATGTTGAGCTCCTTGTAATCCAGATTGCACATTGAATTGATCTGCTGACATCTTGTTACCAATGTCCGACATTGCTGATTGTTGTGCGTTTTGGTAGCCTTGCTGTCTTAATCCTGCTGAGGATCTAGCAAGTTGATCCAATGTGTTACGTCCAACTTCGCCCATGGCAATGCCATGTCTTGCTCCTCCAAAGGCTCTAGCTCCTTGGGCTTGTGCTCCTAAAGCATCCATGCCTATATCTGCACCTCTTAAAATATCTGCTTGATTAGTATCAATGACTTGCTGAGTATAAGGATTCATATAAGCAGACATATCTGTGCCTGCTAACTGTCCTGCTTGAACTGAACCTGGTGTATATCCCATACCTGCTGCAGAGTTTATCCCCGATCCGGCGATGCCTTGAGCAGCTAATTGATTAATATTCGGATTAGTTGTAATCCCGCCTGCCTGTGGTCCACCTGCCATAATTATCTCCTAAGAATATAAAGCGTCATATTTAGCTACGTCGCCTGGTTGACTTGATGCTAAATCTGCTTTAGCTTGTTCGTAAAGAGGCATACCTGAATAACCTTGCGTTCCGTCAGCAAAAGTTGTTGGTGCTGGCATACCTTGCATTGGTGTTAATGAGCCTTGTGGGACTAAGCCAAAAGCTTCTGCCGCGCCGATGTTAGCCTGCATTGCTGCTGTCTGATTCGGGTTGATTGCTGCAATATCAGGTCCTTGCCAAGGCATAAAACCTATATCCTGTACATCTTCCGCCCTGCCTATGTTTGCTATCGTTGGGTCTTTAATCCAATCAGGTATATCTGTCCATTGTGATTTGCTTCCGCCCTTGCTGCTCATTTAAAACTCCTTTGCTAAAACCATGTGTTGTTCTTCCCAACCCTTATCTCCTAAGACCTTTTTCCAGCCTTTTCGTCCTACAAGAGTCATACCTTCGCACCCCTGCCCTTTACCCCATTCTACCGCATCGGAATGCATATTTGTGATTTGTTCAAGCTTGCCTGCGGCGAGGAAAACATGCAAGACTCTTTTGTTAGGATATACCACAATCTCTGTTACTGCACATCCCTCTTTACCTGGCCATAATTGCATGTGGCCACTTAAAATACCTTCTACAACATCAATAAAGCTATGTGTATCTCCGCCTTTCTTTAAAGCTGATTCAATCCAGTCTTTACATCTTAATATTTCATCTGGGATAATACTCATGGATCTAATTTAACCTTAACCCACGCACCGTTCTTAGAAACGACTAGTGTTTGGTTAGCTCTGTCCCACATCAATATACCATCCTCTGCTGCTGAGTCTCCGGATGTTAAATATCTTAATTTGTCAGTATTAGTAGTCAAGTAGGAAACAAGTCGTTCACCCCAGTTCTTCCAATCACTGCCTAAAGGTGGTGGGGGTTTAATCATCTCTTACCACCTGGTCTTGCTTCAATTCTCATAATGCCTGAGCGCCAATTGTTATTACCGACACCTTCTATCTTCATTCTGAGCTGTCTACCTGTGAATCTAACGTCTGTAGGATTTGATAATGTATATGGACCATGCGTTTTCTCTGCATCGTTAGGATAGAATCGTGTCTTAAATGTAACTTTAACCTCGCCCTGTGTATCTTCATCAGGGATAAGATTGTTTACTCTCATTAC